TCACCATATATAAAATCACTATCAACTGTGTATAAAAGTGTTGATGATAATCTTTTAATCTGTATAATCTTGGCGTTTTTTAAAAGAATTGTAGCTCTATAGATCGTTGTTTTAGATAATCCAGTCATATCAGATATTGTACTACGTCTAGGGTAGCATTGACCTGTCTTGGCATTAATAAACTTCAACAGACATACGAGAACAGACAGACAATAAGGCTTAAATGTGTCAGGAATTTGTTTATATTTAGGATTGGCAAAGATTGAAAAGGGAATACGGATATGTGGTGTATATTTTCTATTCATTAACTAGATGTTGTTACTGTTGCATTTATGCAACACTCTAACCTCTTGTAAATGTTGAACCCACTCTTTAGCTGAATAGTCCTGCAAAGGATAATTAGAATTATAATTAAAATTATCTATTCTAGCTATCTTAAACCTCATTGTGGGGTCATAGTAGCAACCATTCTCTAATCGCAAAAAATTAGGGGTCTCTGTGTGATTATGGGGTATATAAAAGATGAGGTAGGCAGGTACTTCCAACTTCCTAGCTATCTTTCTAGTCAGTGTAGTGTTCTTGTAGTTTTTACCAGTCCAACGACAAGTTTCTGCCACAAATAGAACACATCCACAGCTTTTATGAAACTCAACGCAATCCAAATCTATGTAGCCAAGTGAACTATCCTCAATGGATCTATGCCATTCTGAATATTCATCGCCACGATTAAAGTAATTATTTCTCGCCATATTTTTTCTTCAACATTTCAATCTCAATATCTTTAAGATCAATTTGAGACTTTAATGTGTCAATCTCTTTGTCTTGTAGTTTAATATAATTGTTCTTGTCTTTGATCAGTTGCTTTAATGTTTTAATCTCATCGTGCAATTTAACTTCTTCAAACAAACCTTCGTAAGTCATTATTTAATCTGACCAAAGGTTATTCTAAACATACCCTTAACAGGATCCCAATACCATTTGTCTACTTTCTTTTCGATAGCACTACAATGAGTAAGTATTGTTGCCGTAAGTATAATATAAATAATTCTCATTTGATTACCTCTATCTTTTTAACGACACAACGAGGAAAAACATTAACATTAGATACATCAAGACTACCATCTTCAGTGATAGAATAACCTGAAAAAATCCAAACGTGCTTCTTATCTTTTTTATAAAGATAGCCTTCATCAAAACATTCGGATAGTTTAGTCTTGGTTATATTATCTTCGTGCATCCACGTTTCATCACTTGCGGTAATGTCGAACCAAGTAATACGAACTCTTTTGTATTTAATTTTTTTCGATGAAGTCATAGAAGTCATTGGGTTGTACTTGTTTGTTTGTACCAAGATATATTTTCTTCATCTCTGCTTTGCGTGGTATTCTTTGCTCGTGAGAGTAACGCCAAATGTTCGTGGCAGGATTGATATTATGTATTCCACATTGCCTAGCCATTTCCGAACAGCTTAATTTATGTTTCTTCATGTATTCTTTTAGTGTCATGGTTCTCCTGTTTTTTGGTTGAGACTACCATTACCAATTCAGTTATCCCCAGTCAAGTAAAATTAGGTATAGACATAGTGGAAAACTATGTATATATAGAAAGAAAACAATGGATTTAAAAAAACTTTACGACAAAACTAATGGTGGTCAAGGTCAAGATCACTTCAGCTTTACACAGTTAAGCAAGATGAAACCTATCGGTATGTGGATAGTAGATTATTTTGTGCGTGATCAAAAACGTAGAAGAGCTGACAAGAAGAATTTTAAATTAGGTTATGGATCTGTATCAGGCAACGTAGCACAAAGACTAATAGGTAAGTATATCTTTGAGGGTGCAGAAAGACATGAGATCAAAGATAGAGATTACAATACCATCTTTAATCATGAATATAATCTATACAAAAAAGAAAGCTATGATCAAAGAGATGATAAGATTAAAGAGATGGTTACTGAAAGATTACACGACACCATCAAAAACGTATTAAAAGTAGTTAAAGAAATATTTGGCAAGCAACCTTTGATGTGTGAGAGATATGTTTCTATGTCACCTGAAGGTTTAGGTGTAGATATATTAGGTCGTATAGACTGGGAGTCAGATAAAATATTTGCTGAACAAAAGTCCAAGCCACCAAGTGCTAGAGGTTTGAATGTAGATAGTGTAAAAATTTATACACAAAAGCTACCACTAGAACCTGATCCGATTAACATAAACCAGGTTGCCTTTTATAGAATTGCAACAGACAAGCAGCCGTTTTTATTTTATGTGAATGAAAAAGATTATATTATTTTTGACAACAATCATCCTGCATTATGGGATGATCATTTAGAATATTGTTATAGCGAAATGGTACAAAAAGCTATGACCATACAGAGATTACTTCAAGCAAGTAATGGCGATCCAAAAGTGATGGCAGGATTAGTAGAGAAACCTGATCTATCACATTGGACTATGAAAGATGCTAGTGCAGATCAACTAGATGTAATAAGAGAACTGTGGGGATAAAATGAAAAAACAACATGAGTATCAACAAGATGCTAAAAAACTAGAAGAGAAGAATGAATATCTATTACAAGCAATAGAATGTTTATTGACGAAAGGAACTTGTGAGTTTTTAAAACAAACAAGAGCTATGATAGCAAAAAACAAACAAGAAATTATTAAAGCAAAAGATATGGTAGCTACTTTAAATAGACAAAGTGTAGAAAAAAAATCTATACATAGATTAAAAACTGTAGGTTGTTCAACAGCAATCATCAGTAATACTAGAGTTAATGAATATCAAGAACCTATCAATAAACTAGCATATAAAGTAGTAGATAAAGTTAAATTTTTAAGAAGGAAGGGGTTTGCAAATGATAGATAAAATAAACAAGGTAAATGAATTGTGTCGTAAAGATGGCGTGTACAAGAACCTAACAACAGGTCAAACTACTGTATCTTTATGGAGCAAGATTAAATATTTCAGACAAGTGTTTGGTAATGAACTAGGATTTGATACATCAGTCTTTGAACATGATGATTACTACATTGCAAAGTGTAAGATACTAGCCTATGATCCTGAACGAGTGTTAGCTACAGGACATTACAAACAATTTAAAAAGAAAAACGGAACTTACATACAAGGTGCTTTACCTATGGCTGAAAGTTTCGCAATATCAAGGAGCTTGAGTTTTCTTGGTGTGTTGGATAAAGATATAACCTCCCTCGAAGAGCTAACATCTTTAAACATACCGACAGCCAAGGAAACTAAAGACCCTTCAAGTACGAAGGGTACACCTGTCAAAAAAATAGTAGAGGAGTTAAAGAAAGCTCCACATGAAACAAGATTAAATCATCTTCGTTATCATGTGTATAGACCTACATTTATAGAGACAGAAAAAAATCATCCAAAAGATTTTAGATTGCTAGACAATGCTTTTAAATCTAGGATGAACTTAATAACTAAACAGGAGAAAATATAATGGATAAGCTATATATAAAACTTATACCGAATGCTGACAAACAGCCAGGCGATAATCGACCTAGCTTTGTAGCACCAATAAATCCTAAATCACCTCCAGGTAAAACTTGGAGAATTTCTGCAAACATTAATGGGACTTGGTATAACCAAGCTGCCTTTGATGATACAGAAGAGGATGGAACACCTACTGGTGGATTGAATGTTGTATTAACGCCACAAGATAATACACAATCAGGACCCACTGGAGGGGGTAAGCAACAGTCTTTCACAGGTTATAAAAAACCTTTTAAAAGAACTGGAACTTATGGTAATAATCAAAGAGGATCATACTAATCTACGAGAACTATGATCTTTGCTTTGAGGCGAGGTTTTAGCCATCCCCTTGGCTTCCTTTCGAATCGTTGTTTTTCCTCGCCTCTTTGCTGACAAACTTTATGAACAAAAAGAATTTACAGAAACAAGTTGGTGGTGAGTGGTACAAAACCATGACCATACAGCCAATAGAATATATACAAGCTAATCGCATGGAATTTGCTGAAGGCTGTGTTGTGAAATACGTTTCGAGGCATTCGAAAAAAAACGGAAAAGAGGATATACTAAAAGCCATACAAAACCTAGAATTTATATTAGAAAGAGATTACAATGATTGACAAAAAGGTAAAATCATATATAAGATCAAGACATGGCAACGCAAACTTTACTTATATAGATAAGTTTGACGATGTGAAGAAGGCTGCCAATCCTTCAAATGAAGGCGAGTTGGTAGAAGTGAAAGTCAATGAGATTAAATGGGACTTTACAAAAGTGAAGGAGGAAACTGATGACTCAAAACCAAGATCAACAAAAGATCAAGGAGAGTCTGCAGAAAACGAGAGACTTACAGAGAAAAAAAAGTGAGCTGTATGTCAAGACGTTGCAAAAAGCTAACAAATTAAAAGCTGAAAGTTATAGCTTACATTTGAAAGTTGCAGACTATGAGGACAAGTTAATGAGAGCATAGTCTTTTATTAACTTAAAAAAAATAAAACAAAAGTTGGTAACAACTGAAAGGGGACTATGCACTTCGAAACAATACAAAAGAAAAAACATCAAATTAAATTAGGCATGAGAGCTATCATGTTTAGAGAACTAACACCAAGAGAACTACAGATTTACAGAACAGGATTTAAGAATGGTTATAGATTAGCCGAGACACATCTTGTCTACAAAAGCCAGGCACTAGCTGATAAGTATAGAATGAAAGAGGATCGAGATAGAATTAAAAAGCAAGTCGAGTACAAACATCCTGTTGGTTACGAAACTTTTAATAAAATATTATCCACAGTATCTAAACATTTCAATGTATCAGCTGATGATATAATGAGCAGACGAAGATTAAATTACATGATTAAGCCAAGAGCTGTGATCATCAATTATATTTTAGAACACTTCCAAATTTCTACACCCAAGTTGGGAAACTTTTTTAACTACGATCATTCAACGATTATTCATTACAGACGACAGAAGGTTAGACAAGCAGGAGTTTGGAAACCTTTGGAATTTATTTGGAAAGACTACGAGATAATTAAAAAAGAATTAATTAAGTCCTAGCGTAATTAGGTCTTTTACCTGTACGAGTTCTTCTCTCTGCTCTTTGTTTTCTTGATACCGCAGCACGTCTTTGACTAGGTGACATAGCTCTTGCTTTAGATAAAGGTACACATTTTGGATAGTTTCTTCTTTTCTCACCACCACTACGACCACATTTAGGAAAGCCACCACCTTTCTTGGGGTTAGCAATATCAACCCAGTTGGCTCTGACCCATGATCGTAAACCTTTTGACATTATCTTTTCTTTTTTCTTTTAGGTTTGATTCTACCTGAACATACACCAGCAGCGTACATATTGGCATACGCTGAAGGGTATACTTTAAACTTACGCTTTGCAGCGGCTTTACCTCTTGCACAAAGTTTAGCCATTTCTTTTTTTTCCTCTTAATTTAGCAAAGTCTGCTCTTGTAATTCTATCTCTTGGAAAAGCTACACGAGCTATCTTCATCTGCTTGGCAGTATATTTTTTTTTACCTGTTTTCTTTGACATTATTTTTTCTTCTTACCTTTTTTACCTTTAGCTTTTTTAGCCATAGGCTTTTTCATTTTCTTTCCGTACATTGTCTACTCCTATGTTACAATATTTATCGAAGCAACTTCCGTCTCTACCTTCATGACAAAAATACTTCTTCTCTGCATTTATAATCCATCCACCTTCGTTACTCAAGAGCTGTCTTTTACACATAAGACAATACCCACAAACCAATGTAAGGTTTTTACGAGACCAAGTTTTTTTCTTTACCATTTTTTGCATGACCAATAACGAGCAGTGAGCTTGTTTGTTGCTGTAGCGCAACGATGTCTAGCTCTGAAAGATTTACGTCTAGCAGGAGATGATTTCTTGATTGTCATGTTTGCATCCCCATATCTAATCAATCGAACTTTGTTACCTGACTTTGCAAGAACCGCAAACTTTTTAGTTTTAGTTCTGTCATTTTTAGGTTTGTTGTACCCTGAAAATCTTTCACCTCTGTATGTTATAGCCATGATTGCATTCTATACTCTTTAAAATAATTTACAACTTTCCATTTATCCTTTTTCTTGAAGTGTCCTTTCAATGCGTATTGTGTAGCTTCTTTTTCTGTGTCCCATATCTCATTTGTGAACAACTCCCACTTATCATTACGCATCCATAAGATACAATACACTATTTTAGTATGAGTGCTTTGATAGATTTAGATCCATCAATATTAGTTTCTAGTTCTGCTTCAGATTTAATACATTTATAATCTATATTATCTTTGACTTGTCTCATGGCTTCACGTTTATGTTTAAGACATACAGACATAGATTCTTGTATACGATGCTCCTTAATATCAGGACCAACAAACATAAGTAAAGCTATAACTGTTTCAATCATTAGTGACCATTTCCATTTCTAATTAATTTCTCAACATCAACTTGTAGTTTTTGTACTTGTTCTTTTAAGAACTCGATATTAACTTTGTTAGTCATATTCTGTTCTTGGTTTTCAATTAATTTCTCTACATCTTTAAATACAGATTCTAATAACATATATTGTTCTTGATCAGTTGGTTTCTGTTCTGATTTTTTTAGTAAGTCTGCGTTAAATAATTCTCTTGATGTTTCTAAAGAGGTAAGTCTAGCAGTGACTTCAGTGTAAGCAAAGACACCCATGGCTACAGCGATGACAATACCCACCATGTTTTTAATTGGCATTGCTACATTTGTATTCTCACTAACTTTCATTGTGGTTCTTTTCCTCCGCAAATATAACCTATAACTTTTTTATCTTGGTATTTGTAATAGTAATGATTAGATAGAAAGGTCTTTTTCCTCTTCTCATATACTGCTACGTTAGTATTAAACCAACTACTGCAACTTGTAAATATCTCAAATGTCTCCTGTTTGATGTCTCCACCAAAAGTTAGATATAATAACGTAATCATTATGGGTTTCATCTGCCTTGCGAGTTGTAAGCCTTCCAGGATCTTCGTTTATTTTTGTTCATCGAAGATGTTTTAGGTCGTCTACCTAGACTGGTTTTTTTTGGTATTCTTTCGTGTGGTAATTTTTCTAGGTTTAGTTTTCTTTTTGCCATATCCTTGTTGTGCTTTCAATCGTACCTCTATACCAAAGGCTTGAGAAAACATCTTTGTTATTTGATTACTCATTTGCTAAAGTTTTTTATTTCACTTGCTTTGATACCATAGATTGCAGCTACAACTGATACCCAAAGTCCAACCAACCACCAAGGCATAGCTTGTAGTTTTTCAAAAAACATATCCATCTTTTGTTCTATTTCAGGATCGTCTGCAAACACAGAGTAAGCTAACATGAAGATGGGGGTAGACAAAACGATAAGTACGAACTCATCTTTCCAGTCTCCCTTCTGATGCTCAAATACTTTACCTTTATACTCTATCTCACCCCTCCTCATCTTCTCTGCATGGTGAAGTCTAGCTTCTGATAGAGCTTCTTTTGTTTTTTGCTTATCAGAGTACAGCTTGGCAGCTGTCTTAATTCCCATACCTAATACGTTAAACCACATTATCCTAACCATGGTAAGTATTTAACCTTACCATCCTCTCTTCTAGCTTTGAGCCATTGGTTTCTATTGTTCTCACCAGCGTAACTACAATGAATCCATCCGCTTGTAGGTTCGCCTTCTTTATAAAATTCTAAAATTCCTTGATCCACATCTAAATTATTTTTAATCCATTTAGCTAATTCTAAATTATCTACACCAGGTATTTCAAAGTCTGCTGCTGCAGCACTATCATCCGCAACGTGTTGTGAATTAACGGATGACCCTATAGCCACACAAAGTTCTGCGCATCGAAAGCCACTAGATATAATTAAGGGTTTGTCAAAGTGTGATCTTATGGGTTGCAATACATTAACAGCTAATGCTTTTAAATTTTCTATTTGTTGAGGGTTAGGATTATTATTAATACCTTTACGTTCTGCAACTTGCGACTTGGTTAGCTCATCAAGGGTTATGTTAGCTGTAAGTTTCATCTGTTGTAATATATCTTAACCTTTAATTTTTTTTGCAGTTCTGTCAAGCCTCTATTTATCAATGATCCTGCCTTTCTAACATACTTATCTTTAGGTGTATAATCAGATTTTCTATAGTTTGCAGTCTTTACATCATAGGCTTGATATTCACCAGTGTTAATATCTAATACTACCATGTCGATTGGACCAATACCCATGGCTGGTACAAAGACAATTTTATCAGGATCTTGTGCAAATTTAGCTTGTGCAATCAGTTCATTATAAAGTCCTACTGAAGCTGTTTTATTGCGTTTAGCCATTGAATTTAAAAAAACCTATAATGGTCGCTATGAAACCACCAAGAATAACGAGAAAAGCAACAGCACCTTTACCTTTATTCATATCAGCTCTTAAATCTTTTATATCTTTACGCATTTCATCAATGGCTTTGAACAAAGTTTTCATACGTTCAGCACAAACTTTCTCATGATATGAGATTCTTACGCTATTATTTTTTTCTGCGTACTCTTTAATCTCTTTTGCACTTACAGAAGATTTTTTTTGTTTTCTTTTTAAAACCATCTTTTAACTCTTCCCAAAATATTTTTATTTCTTCTACTAACATCTTAAAAAACTTATCCATATATCCTCCTATATTTCTTCTATGGGTTCGCATTTAAAGTTAATAATAACTCTATTATTATTTACAAACTCACTACCCATTTCATTATTGATTTGAATAGCTCGTAAGTACCCAGCATTAGCACATTCTATCCAAGAATTAAATGTTAAAGTGTTGTGAATTTCACCAGTGCATTCTGCTGCTACGACTGAACAAATTTTTAAAATCAATAAATACTTCATTCATTCTGCTTATCAGATATGAATTGGTATTGATATTGATATTAATGACTAGGGTTTTGTAGGAAAGGTAACAGCATCAACATCAGCAGCTGTTGCGTCATCAGCCACAGTACCAGGTAAATCTCTTAACTCTTGTCTGTAAGTTGTCATCGCATCAGTGATTGTTACATCAGATAAACCATAATGATCTGTTTCTTTAAGTAAAGAATCTCTCTTTAATCTTAAGTTCGCCATAGCTCTATCTTTTGCACCAGCATTCCAAGCCGCTTCTTCTGCATCTCTTGTTGCTTCTTCTTCTGCTGTGAGTTGAACTCTCTCACCATTTACCATTTTATATCTTGGCATATTGTTCTCCTTGTGTTTGTGTTAGTATCATAATTTTTTATTTAACTCCATACATATCTATCGTGCCTGAATCAATGTTTCCTGATGTCATTTTAAAATCTATGGCATTGATAGCACTTGTTGTGTTTCCATAACCACCTATAAAAGTATTCATAGAAAAATCTCCGTTTCCATAAAATTGCATATTTGCAATATAATGTTTGACGAATGTGGTGTTTGAAGGATCAAACAAGTGTAAAAAACCAGGACCTGATTGGTCGTTATCATTACCAATAGCTTGATACAAAGTTTGATAAGAAGTAGATTGTGCTAAATCACCACCACCATCATAGCCTAAACCACTAGCATCACTTTCATAATGATATGCTCTAAAAAATGTAGAAGTTTTGGTAACATTATAGTTACTTCCACTATCTGTGCTAAAGTTAAATGTAAAATCTGCACCATCAGTAGCTGGGTGAATATTATTAAACATAAATATATATTCTTTATAGGTGCTATTTATTCCTGATGTAATGCTTAAACTTGCTGATGAACTAGCAGTTGATCTCGATATAAAAACTAAATCACCAAGTCCTGTTATGCTACCTACTGCTGTTGCATCTTTTACTGCTCTATTATTTAATTTTATTATGCTCATGATTTGCTTAATCCATACATTTTAATTACGCCACTATCTATATTTCCACTATTAAATTTAAAATCAACTCCGTCAATAGCGGCAGTAGTATTACAATATCCAGCAGTTCTTGAATTAATAGTATAATTATCACTAAAATAC